TAAACCAATCGATTGCATTGCTAAATCTAAAATGTAGCTTTGGGCAGTCTTCCCCGTACCTCCTGCTAATAACTCGGAGATACGGGATGCTGAGAATCTTGTTTGTATCATTTCGCTATATTTAATTGTTCAGTTAATTGTTTCAAATACTCAGCCTTCATCTTTTTACCTTTCATTCCATTGTAGGCAGATAGTGTTGCAAGTATTCCTTTCTTGTCTGACTTCATAGCAGTATTGAATTGCTCCTCTGTAAGCCAAATAACTTCCTCAATTTTTTCTTCTACTTTAATTCTGTTATCATAAGTATCTAAATCTAAGTTAGCATCTGTAATTCCAAATGCGGACATTTTTAAATAGCGTTCTGTATAAGTCATACAACCGCCTAACTGCTGAGCAATATTTGTTGCTTTAATTTCGGGTATTGCAGTTGCCATATCATAAAATAAACTTTCTTCGCTATCGGTATCAAAAATTGTTAGCCTACCAAATACTCCTAACGTATCTCTAAATAAATCAAATTTAGTTAGCATATTATTTGATGCACATACTTGGTTTACTAATAGTTCAATTTGTGGTGGTGTGAAATAATCATAATTAGAAAAATTATTTTTACCTTCCTTCTTTAATTTACTTTCTTTGATTTCGTTTTTTGCTTTTGCAATTTTTTGGATTAGTTTCATAGTTTTTAGTTTTTGGTTTTTAAAAATTGTTTGACTTTAATTAATTCGCTGAATGTAAAATTACTATACTTAAATCTATTATATAAGGTAGGTCTTTTAATACCTAATACTTTAGATGCAAATGTATTACTTATACCATTTGCTTTAAGATACTTTTGTAGCAGTTTTCCGTAATGTATATTATTTTCTATTTCCATAATTATAATTTAAAGCAAGGGAAATTAATCCCCTGCTTATTGGTTTATTAAATTGTTGCGTACTCAAATGAATTTTCTTTAATCCAATTCATAATGGTATTAAATCCTATTAGATTTTTTTGATATCCCGTACCGTCCATTAGATAACTTAGTTTATCATTTGAGTCAGTAGGTGCAGTAATATGATTTGTATATCGTGTTACTCCATTAAACAAAGCCCAAATTGTACTACCTTGTTCTTCTATACTTTTATGGATTGCAGTTCCAAATTCCGATAGCTGATTTACTTTTCTTGTACTTACATCATCTTGCTTCATATCTTTATCAACTTTAAACAAATTGCGAATTACTCTTTCTACAATTTCATCATTCAAAGGCTTGTTAGCCATTACTTTGAAATCTTCCATTAGCATTTCGTCATTTATTAGTGTTAGCTTTAATAACTCAACTGCATCCTTTACTCTTGACTCTGCATTAATTGTATGCTTGAATTTAGTTAGTTCCTTATAAGCCATATAAAAGGTGTTCTGACAAACAACAACTGTATTGCTTGAACCAAAGCCAATTGCACTTGTTCCATTGTGTGAATTTAAAGCAGTTACATATCTTTTGATTTCTGACTTACCAATAATATCAGATTGTAATTCTGCTTGTAGATAAATTTTTGTATCATCGCATAAACTACCACCTCTTAATTTAGGTAAATTTAAACGTTCCGTAGCATTAATAATTGTTTCTGCTAACTGATAATTTTGGAATGGCTCATACCTTTCACCCGTTGTGCCTAAATGTTTATCACCTTTAAATATTCCGTATGAATTGGTTGGTACATTAATACCTGCTTCATTCATTGCATATAAAGGTTTCTTTTTTACTTCCCAAGCAAGACCCGTTGCATTTAATAAATCTAAAGTTCTGTCAATTTGATTTGTGTTTTCCATTTTGTTTATAGTTTTTATTATTTATTATTTATGTAGTTGTGTAGGATGCTACTCCCCTTTATAATTAATTTAATGTAAGAACAATTCTTATTGTTTCTGTTTCGTTTATTAATTCAAAATTAAAATCTGATGTAAGTTTAGGCTCTACATTCATTGCATCACTTAAATTATTTAATAACTTAGTATTAGCGTGTGCCATTAATGTACTCCTTCTATTGGTAAAATCTATATTATAGAAATTATCCATACTGATTTTCCAATCATTTAAAAATTTAATTAATTCTTCGTGATTTGCTTTAATTGTTTTCATAGTTTTTAGTTTTTAGTTTTTAATATAATAGTTTATAGCACTCAATACATAAATCATTTATTTTACTTTCATTATCAAAATAAATTTCTTGGTTACACCCTTCGCAACAAATAATTTTTTTGTCTTCATCCTCATCATCGGGAGGAGTCATTAATTTCCAATCGTCGTAGTTCATTTGTTTTTAGTTTTAATTGTTAGTGATTGATTATTTCTATTTCTAATATACTTCATCCAAGCAGAATAAGATTGGAATTTAAAATCGGGTTGAACTGTTTTTTTAATTCTTATCATTTTTATTTTATATAAGTTAATGCAGTTGTTAGGATACTGCTCCCCTTTTTTATTACATTAATTCAATACTTGTAAATTCTTCTTCTACTATATCAGTAATCATATCAATATTAAAATCTACATTTTGTAGTGTTATTTTATTTTGATAATCTAATTCAAATTCTGCAGAATCATAATCAATAAAATTACTATCATCTTGTATTCTATTAATTTTTTTAATTATACTATCTTTTAGTCCTTCTAATTGTTCAGATAAATTACTTTCTACTTTATCTTCAATCTTATTGATTAAACTTATAACATCTTCTCTCGACCAAATACTTGGGAATGAAGAATTAATCATTTCTAACGCTACTGCTTTTGTAATTGTGTTTTCTGTTTTCATTTTGTTTGGTTTTTTTGGTTAATTGTTTATTTGATTTGCTCCCCTAAGTAGTAATGAACTACAATTGATTCTGAATCTTAGGGGTTAAACAAGTTCTGTCATTTCTTGTTATTGGATTTCGTTCTACCATTTCCTATGTTGTTTTCCTATCCCAAGTTCTATTGGAGTTTTCACAACTACAATCTGTATACGAACAAGTACTTATAAGTAACACTTTTACACATAAGGCATTAATTTATTCAAACGACTTAACAGTGCTAATACAATTATATGAATTGTATTGCCAATTGCTTTTAGAGTTATAATAAGGTAGCTTTATCATTGCATTGCTTGTTTTTGTATCGTTTCACAACGCAGAACAAGTGTTTCAATCGCATCTTAATTAACTTGGCTTTCAAAGAACTTATAAATCCCGATTGATTTATAATGTAAAAGTATATAAAATATACATACGGTTGACAAATTTGTCAAAATTATTATGTAACTTACTGATAATCAAAGAGATTATTTTTAATTATTTTCAATAAAATTAAGGGTTTTGTGGGTTTTGTGGGTTTTTTTGGGTTTTTTGGGGTTTTTTGGGGTTATTATATATAGTACATATATATATAAGGTATAAGTAAGTGCTTTATTTATTATACTAAGTAGTATTATACTATTAGGTATTAGTTTCTTCTGACTTATTTATATTAGTATTAAACCATTCAGAGTGAAGCGTTGCTAATTCTTGGTAAGGCTCTTTTATTTTTATCCAACCTTCATCAAATAAATTAATTGCTGAACATTTAGCATAATTATTTTCTACTAAATAGTTTTCTTCTGATACTGATAATATTTTACTTATAAAAATTGTTCTCTTAAAAAAACAAATGTCCCTTCTATTAAGTAAATTATTTTTTTTTATAATAACTTGGGTAACTTCTATTTGTATATCGTTTATAATTTCCATTAGTAAACTTTATTACCTACTATTTTTTTATTGAGTACTGTAAAGTTATCTCCATCCATTTCTACAATAGCAAATCCGTGATTGTGATTATTTACCTCCAAATATCTCGGCTCTAATTCGCAAAGGCATCCCGTAGAATAAGTAACTACCACATCACCATCGTATACTTTTTCAGTTGCCTCACTCGTGCGATGAAAATGACCACAAATTGCGTGACGTTTTAATTTTAAAAATAAACTTCTTGCAGGATTTACTCCACCTGCTCCTTTCATTTTATCTCCGTGTTCAACTAATAATTTACCGAAGTAACATTTTGTTCCGTGTTCTATATAATGTACTCCAAATTCTCTAACTCTTAATAAAACATCTATTTTAAATTCTTGCATATCTAATAATTCGGGTGCTTTAACTCTTAAATAACGTTCCATTCGATATTCGTGGTTGCCCGTAATATAATATACTAATACTTTTGGAAATTGTTTTTGTAACATAGCAAAGAAATTTCTTGCCATTTCTAACTCCTCAGCAATGTCTGTTACTCTTGGGTCTTTTTCGTGAAAACTTAATTGGTAAAAGTCTATCATATCGCCATTGATAAAGATAGCATCAATACCTTCTTTTTTTCCGTATTTTAATGCAGTTTCCAACGCTTTCACATCGTGGTAAGGAAAATGTATATCAGATAATAATAAAACCTTTTTAATTGATTTTGGTAACCTCCATATTTGTCTATCTTTTGAATGTGAGGTAGGTAATCCCCAAACATTTTGTTTATCTCTATTTACTTCTTTTACAAATTTTTTATCGCCTAATAAACTTCTACTTTTTTCACCATTATGACCACGATAATATTTTACCATACTTCTGCAATGGTCATAAGATGAAAACAATTTAGGTTGTTTTTTGAAAGCTAAATTTGCAATTGTTCTATCTCCACTTTCGGGAAATTTTGTAAGCAATTCTTTTATGTAGTCAGAAGCAATCATAATTTAGTTTTCAGATTTCTTTTTACCATATTCATTTATTCCAAACATAGTTGCAATAAAAGTAAAGTCAATAGTTAATACAATTTCTAATTGTGAAAAATCACCAAGCATAATCCATTTTATATGAGTGATACAAACTAATAAGATAATAGTAAGGGCAGTTAATTTTTTAGAAGAATATCCTTTTGTTTCGTTATCTAACGAGCCTAAAATATTATTAAATATTTCTTTTAGTTTATTCATTTTATTGTAATATAAATATTGTTTTGACCTTTTAATTTTTCCATCAACTTAGTAAATGCTATTCGGCTCATTGCTACACCGTTTTCAGTTCTTACCATTCCTACTAAAATACATCCTTCAGTATCTAATGCCGTATTTCCGGAGTGTATTCTCACGCCTTCAAAAAATGGCACATCAATTAATAATGGCATCCGTTTTTTAAATCTGTTGCTTATATTAATAATCACTTTATAATAGCCATACGGTATAGCTGTAATAGCTTTTATTTTCTCTTTACGAACCTTATCTTCTACCGTATAGCAAAAGAATGCGTTATCAATAAATAACTCACCGAGCGTAAAACCTTCTTTTAATTCGGTTCTTTTTAGTGTTAGTTCCATTATTTCAATTCTAATTGAGAAACTCTGATTTTTAATTCGTGGTGGTCAGTCTTTAAATTTGAATGGTCATTTGCTAAAACCTTCATATCAACTTGAATCTGCTGAACTGCTTCAGCTATCTTCATTAATTGTTTAACCATTGATGCCCCTACAAAAGCGACAATTGAAAGTAAAATTGAGATTAATAATGTTGAACTCATAACGGAGAGGGTATTGTTTTAAGTTAAATAAATATAATTATCACCGTTACAAGTAACACTTATAACAGATTCTTTTTCTTGTTCGGTTAATTCTCTTTCGGGATAAACAACAATCGTTTCAATTGTTTTTCCGTTTTCGTCAATACTTTTCATAGTATTTTTTATTGCTTTAATTGTTATCATTATTCCTCAATTAATAAACGTGCATTATCTACTCTAACTGAATCTGCTACACTACCTGCTTTACCCGTAATTACAATGTACTTTCCGCTCAAATTTACATTTAAATCCGTTCTTACACTTGTACTTATAATTTCAGTTGCAGAGGATAAAGTTGCAGGATAAATAGAATTTGCAGTTACTGAATTTTTATTAGTTATATCCCTTTGAAATGGTGAAAACACTTGTGTTGCAGTAAAATTTAATAATGCAATCTGAACAGGTGAGCCACTTAAATCGGGTGTTGTATTATAGTACATTTTAAAAATTGCATTTACTGACGTTCCTACCTTACCAACTTGCGACATTATTTTTAACGTAGTGTTCGCTCCTAATGTTGGAACTAATAAAGTTTTTAAAACTGTTTCTGCTATTGTTGCACTTGTTGAAGCATCGGTGTTACTTTGAACTGCTACTTTTCTTGTTCGTGTATCTGTTAGTCTTGAATCTGTTGTTTCAACTATTCCTAATGTTGAAGCACTTTTATTTTTCCAAAGACTCGTTGAACTTTCATAAGATAATAAATCTTTATTTGCGACTCCGTTAATATATACGTTATGCAATTCATCTAATTCCCAACCGTTCATTATCTTAACATAGATTGCTCCGTGTATTGCGTGTGCATATTCTACATATCCAATAACTACGATATGACCCGTTGCACCCGTTGGTTTTATGTTTGTTAATCTTCCTGCAGTTGTTGGACTTAAATATAATACATCGCCATCTGCCCACGTTTCGCCTTGTAAACTGCCCGTTGTATTTATTTCTAATAATTGCCCAACAGTTATAATAAAACCTTCTTGGTTTGTTGTTATTGTTTCACAAACTAAACCTATTGTATCAGCACTATTTAAATCAACATCTGCTTGTGCTAATCCAACAGATAATCTTCCACCCGTTGCACCACTTACTTTTACTGCTTGGTAATTTGCTTTTGTTAGTGTAGTATTTGGAACAACTTTGTTTACTATTCGTGCAACTAAATCTACTCCATTTTTTAAAATTACATTACCACCTTTTAAAGTAGTTTCTGAACTACCTATTGTATTATTCCATTGTGTTGTAGCAACTGCAGGTGTTCCCGTTGGTGAAACATCTAATGTTAATTGTCCCGCTTTTAATTCGTATTCACCTAAATCTACATTTGTTGTCGCTCCCGTATAAGGTACATATAAAGATTTATCTTCGTATATATCCCACGTTGCTGAAGCAGTTGTTGAGTCAGTACAAATATAACATACTCCGCTATCTAAACTCCAAAGACTACCAACATAGTAACCTTTAGTATTATCATCGTTAGCACTTGGAACTGTTGTAAAATTATAAAGTGAATGGCGTATTGTATTACCATTGCCATCCATTACATACAATCTACCTGCTTCCCATTTTAATTCATAACCTACTGCACAAATTTGTGCAATACCTTTCGTACCACCAAATCCCGCATCAATTGTACCTTCTCTTAATCGTGAAGTATTATTTAATAATACACCTGCACCTGCTCCAAATTGTATATCGTTTGTAGTAGTGTTACCCGAATCAGTAACCTCTTGCAATGTAGGTATAGTTAAATCATTTGCAGTTATAAAAACATTCGTTGCATCGGGAGTACTTGCGTTATCCATTGCATCTTTTTGGTCTTGCGTTGGTAAGGTAGGTAAATTTAAATTTATGTTTAGCATTATGCAGTTATGTTAAAAGTTTCTATTGTTAAATCTGTTGAGTTTCCGCTTTGGTTTAAAATTCCATTCACATAAATTTCGTATTCACCACCACAACTTCCACCTCCCGTACAAACATATTCACCTCCGCACAAAACTTTCTCAATTATATTGCCTAATCCATCTAAAATAGTTACATAGCCAAATTCAATTGGTAAGTCATTACATAAATCTGAATAGCATTGATTGTTTGTAATTATAGTTACTTCAAACTCAATACTAAATAAAGAATTTGTATATCGTGGCTCGTAGTTTATATTATCAAATTCATCTTGTGCTACTGCTAAAGAATCTGTATTATATTGAGTTGCAACTATACTTACTTTCTTTGCTTTCATTGCAGTTTTTAAAGCACTTGAATTTGTAGTAAGGTTTGCTATTAGTGAAGCAGAAAGATTATCAGAAAAGTATTGGTCATTGTTTGCATCGTTATGCTTCTTTACAAAACAAACTAACTTTAATGGTATAGTCATTTTATACTCTACACCTATTGCAGTTGTTCTATTGTCTTGTTCGCTTATTGTTACATCGCTTGACTTTCTCCAATAAGAAATAGAACCTAAATTATCATTTAAAACAATATCGTTGTATTCATTATTTCCTACATAGATTGCAGGATAAAAATCTTCACCCCGTTTTATTTTTTCAGCAAGGCAAAAGATTGTATCAAAATAACCAACATTATTTATCTTAGCATTTAAATATGTTATAATATCTTTTACCATTGATTAAAAATAATAAATTAATAGGTGTAAATTATATTCGTTAATTAGTTAATGCCTTAAATAATTCTGCATTTACTATTTTATAAAAAGTTTCTTTTTCAAATTTACTTAATCCAAATACTTCTTGAACTCCGTATCTTTCTACTTTATTATAATTATGTTCTAATAAAGAAACATAGTATTTATGAGCAGTAGATTTATTTGCTTTTGCTTGTGTTATTTTTCCATTCGCCCAATTTCTACTTAACTCACCCCACAACTGAAGGTTTACTGTATTAGCATTTTTATTTTTACCTATCTTTTTTTTATATTCTAAGTAGTTAAAAAAATATCCCGTTTTATGTTTATCCCCGTTAGCAAATTTTGTTTCACCATACTTACCTTTTGTTGGAAATTTCTTAGGTGAGTTTTTAGGATTAATATAAATTTCCTTATCTACATAACTTCCAATTGCAGAACCACTTTTATTTTTAGCATCTAACCATATTCTTTTTGATTGTAAAGACATTACTGACTTAACACCTATCATTAATGGTATATCGTTTTTAACTATCTCTGCAATCTGTTTATCAAGTTTTTCGCTAAACTCTTTTGTAGTCATTATGGTAAAACTATTGTGCTTTTGAAAACATCCGTACACACAAAACAAGTATCGCCTTTAGGCATATTAATTTTTTTTATACTTGCATTTAATGCTTCGTTATAATATTCTTTATACATTGCTAAACGTTCTTTGTTTCTCTCGTAGTCAATATTTGTTTTTGAGTTTTGTCTATTAGAATAGTAAACAGAATAGTTCATTATTTCTTCACCTAACTTATAAAGTATTGGCAACGCTAATAAGTTTGTTATCTCGCATAACCAATTATCCATTGAGCATTGAACGGAATAATTTACAGACATTCCAAATGTATGAGTATTGCCTACTAAAGAACTTCGTATAGCAGTTGCAGTATCGCTTAAATAAATTGCTTGTGAATTAATATAGCTATTTGAATATCTATAACCGTTACAAGTTGTACAACCTGCATAATCTAATAAAGTATTATTTGAATTTATACCATCAGTATTATAAACAAAAATTAAATCTAATTTTCTTTTAGGTGATTGATAAGTTTTATTTACATAAGTAGTACTTACTTCATTTGCTACTGCATCAATTACAATAGTATCAATTAAAGAACCGCTAATCAAATCATAAACATAAACATCTATTGCTTGTGTTACATTTACTTGTAATGAAATTGAATTTACATATACTTGAAAGTAACTTATATTATTTACTAATGCAATATTAATACCGCCTAAACTATTTGCTATTCCACTTTTATAATTTAAACTATCTTGGTAATCGCCTAAGTTAGAACTATCAATTAAATTTTTAGTCATTATGTATTCAGCAAAATGATTTGAAATAGTTTTTTTAACTAATTCAGAAACAAAAGAAAGTTTATCTTTTATTAATTGACTTCCATTGCTATATTCTGCATTGATATACATATCACATTCTTGCTCTGTAATACCAATATCTTCAACATAAAATGAACTTGAACCTACAACGGGTTCGCATCCACTTTTAATACCTATTAAATTATCGAAACAACTTGCCATTAAAAATAAGGATTAAAAAAAGAAAGGGAGTTTTACCTCCCCTTCTAATGGTTATTACTATGCAGGATTAGTTACTTTGATTTTGTTTACAAAAGTTACACCTCTGTATTCATCACCAACTGCAAACATATCAGTAGGTAAACCAACTACCTTAGCAGTCAAGTAACCAATGATAGAGATAGTACCGCAATCATCTTTAATTACAATATCAATAGGCAATCCCGTTCTTGGACTGAATACTTTTATTTTAGAATAATTAGAAGTGATATTTGGTAGTTCGTTTTCATTATACTCATTATAAGTAATTAACGCAACTGAACCTGCTTGCATAACAAGAGATTTAGCATCTGAACCTAAAGCAGTAGCAACACGTTTGTCATACAAGAATGCCTTACCAAATTGGTTAGCCATATCCATAATGTTTACACCCGTAGTTGAACAACAACCTGCAGAAATTTGTTTACCATAAGCATAAAGACTTGTACCACCAACAATGATTGGAGGAGCACAATATCCCGTTTGCATTAAAGCAATATCAATTGAAGACATAGCAGAGTAGTCAAGTACTTTTGTAGCAGTAGAAACTAATGTAGAAACAACTAATTCATCAGAAGTAACACCACTAACGTTTGAACCCCACTTACCATAAAGAGCAACAAGTTCTGTAGCAGTTTTGGTAGCTTGTTTTCTTTCTAATACATCAATAATTTTATTGATTTTTTTAGCATAGAACATTGCAGGGTCTTCACATACAGTTGCCAAATCAGCAATATCAATTTTTTCTCCGTACTCTAATTTAGTAGAAGGGTCAATTGTATAAGTTGTATAGTTATTGTATGTTTCGTTTGTTGAAGTACAACTTCTTGCACCCGTAGTTTCTGTTACTGCAGATTCTAAAGCACGTTGGTCATAAGTAACTTTAACTGTTTTTACTTTACCCATTCCATCAGATACTGATTGAGCAATACCAACTGCGTTTTGAGTTGCTAAAATTGCTTCAAGAGCAGGCATAGCCTCTAACGGAGTAGGACAACTTTGGAATTCTGTTTCCAAAGATTTTTGCAACGTTTCGCATTGCACATTTTGTGAACTTAAATAAGACATTTTATATTTATTTATAGATTAATAATAATTGATTTTTTTATTTTAAGCATAAATGCTACGTTTGTCTTTTAGCGGACACGCTACGAGGTAAGTTGTGTTGTTATAACAAAAATAATATAAAAAAAAACACCTACTAACTTCCGTTAATAAGTGTTCTTATAAATATATTATAAACTATTTTAATCGTGGTGCAATAGTTCTTTGTGGACTTATTGCAATTGTGGTTGGTGTAGTTACTACCGCAGTATTTACACCCATCTTAACAGTATTAGCAACTTGCTTACTCGCATTTGGATTTGTTTCATAAATACCCGCTTCAATTGCCTCTCTTTCTAATACCTCAAATGGCGACATAAAAGCACCCGCTACTTTATCAGATTTTAATTGTGTACCATTTTTTAATCTTATAATAGCATCACCTTTTTCATTAAAATCAAAATCATACTTTTCATATATATTAGCATAGAAACCTTTTTTAGTTAGTTCGTTTGCTTGTGAATTATATTTAATTTGACTGAAAGCATCTTTCTTTACTAAATCTAACTTGAAGTTTTTTAATTCATTAGAAGAAGACGAACGAAGATTATTTAATTCATCAGCAGTTTGCTTTAATAAATTATCTTTTTCTTTTGCTTCCTTTTTAATCTTTTCAAGTTTTGCTTCATAGTCTTTTACTTTTTCATCGCTACCTTGACTTAATTTAGTTTGAAGTTCTTTAATTGAATTATCTTTTAATTCTGCAATTTTCTTTGTTAAGATTTTCATCTTATCAGTTACTTTTTTTGCCTCTTTAAAATCTTCGCCTTCAATATCAAATTCAAATTCTTTTGCAATCTTTTTAAGTTCGTTCTCTTGCGTTCCAAAAGTCTTACCTAAAATTGGTTTAATAAATTCATTGTCTTCATTAATTGATGAAGCACGAACAAAGTCTTTTTCAAATTGAGATTTTAAATCTTCAATTGATTTTACTTTTTCCGCATCATAACCTAAATAATCAAATACATTTTTTAATTCCATTGTGTTTATTGTTTTGTTTTGCGACCTCTTTTAGGCTTGGTCACTATGCCTACATTTATTTGTTCTTGTTTTTCTTCTATAAAAGAAGGTTGTAAATTAATTGGAGCAGATAGTAAAGTAAATTCCAATGCTCTCATTCGCATAACATCTAAAGCTATATAAGGTGATAGCCATTTAATGTTTCCGTTTTTGTCAATGACTTTAATATCGCCATCTTCGTTAGTTGTGTATCCCATTTTTATTTGTGTTTTTGTTATAAGACAAAGATAATTCTTTAATCAATATATCCTAAATTTCTTGCTCTTTCTTTTTCTGAATCTGAAACTATTAATTCTGAAATAGGCATTAATGAGTGCATACAATTATAACCACCAAGATAAGAATAAATAGTACTTGAGTTTGTACCTGCTATTTGTCCTGCCCATTTACCACCACCTATATTACAATCACCTAAATTTTTTCCATCACCCCAACTTTCTATTTCTTTATAATGGAAATTCTTACCTACTCTTTCTTCACAAAAGCATCTTGTAGTATCTATTTCTCCACCCGCATAATAAAACCAATCATTCTGTAAAGCATCTGAAACAATACTTGTATAACTTCTATCTGCTACCGCAAATGAATCATTGCTTATTTGCTTTACATATCTTAATACTTTAGAGTCTACTTTATCGTTACCTTCAGCAAATGTTCTTATACTTGAAATAGTTTCTTTTAAGGATGCACCATTTACTACTGCATTTTCTAATAAAGATTGAATAGGTTTTATAAATTCTGTATCAATTGGCGAACCTATTAGTGCATCAATAGCACTACGCTTTGCTATATCAATATATAAAGTACTTGCAATAGGTGTTTCTAATGTACCTAATCCTGCTTTAATTACTTTATCATTTATTAATGCTTGTTTATCAAATTCAAGAGAAAACTTTTTTACTGCTTTTAAATAATCTTCATTAAGAAATACTTTTTTTAAGTCATCAGAAATTACAGAAATAGTTTTTAAGTTAGCTTTTGAAATAACTATTTCACCATTCTTAATATCTAATTCATTAAGCAAAGAAGATATTTCATTAAGCACCTCTTTCTGTTGTTTTACAACCGCATCTTGTAGTGCTAATGGAATATCCTCTAATCGTTTGCTTTTTTCTTTTATTAATTCTTCAAATGAAGCCATTTAATTAAGTTAATGTTGCTATCTGTTCTGCAACTGCTGAACTTGTAATTACTTGTGGTGTACCTAATTGTTTTCTTGCTTCCTCTTCTGTTAATCCAAATCTATCAGATACTAAGGCAACAGCCGCTTCTAAGTCATATAGACCACTTGAAACTGCTTTTGCTATTTCAATCATACCCGTTAATCCACCCACAGAACCTTTTAAAGCATTTGCAGATTCATTTCCTATTGGAGTAATTGCAGTAAGCATATCTTCAACGGGTTTGCCTTCGATAACATTAATAGTTTCTTTTGCTTTGTTTATAAGTATTTCTTTTTGTGTAGCAAAATCTTTATTTAAAAAATCAGCATCTTCACTTATTGAATCATTAACAAAAGATAAAATAGAAGTATGTAAAATATCTTCCCACTTTGCAACAGTTCCTTTTGCTAACTTCATATTTATTTCATCTTGACTTAATGCAAATAATCTATCTACTTGAGAAATTAATTTGAATATCTTAGTTGAAATACTGCTATCGCCATAGAAAGCATTAATGTATTGCATTAAAATAGTTTGAATAAATGAAGGTGGTAAATTATTAGCAATTGCTTTTGATATATCTGCTAAATAATCTTCACTACTTTTAAAATCAAATGTTTTTGGATAAGATAGTTGAGGCTCTACAAATAATTCTCCATATCTTTCATAGCCAATTGTACGCAAACAAAATTCATAGATAGTAAATATTTGGTCGCTTATTGGTTTGATAAAACTATACATTGCCTTTGCATCAATAGCCATACCCGTAGCAGTTAAATTTTCTGTACCTTGTACGTTACTATTTGAAGTTTGCAAGTGTAAAATCTTTCTTGCTTTATCTGTATCGTTATCTATTTTAGATTTTAAAAACTCTAACGTAGTTACATCGGGTGAAATAAATCGTAAAGGGTCTTGTGTAGAATTAGTTTCACCTTCGCCAAACTTTGTACTCGGACTAATTAATAAAGTTCCTAATGGACTTAATCTGCTTTTCAATCCACTACCATTACAAGAGGGACAACTTTTTGGTACTCCATTCATATAAAGACTACCACCATCGCACATTGTACCCGTTTCAACATCTTTAAAATCACAAGGATTACCAAGCATTACTACGTTAGGGAATACACATTTATTTATTGATGCTTGTAACCAATTAGAATTTACTAATACTAAATCTAATAAATCTACTGAATAAATAAAAGGTGATTGCCAAAGTATTTTATCATCTTCAATACTTGGTATACCCATTAATTGAATAGTAGGTAAATAACCTAAATCGTGTTTATAAAAAGTAATTATTTCAAAATTGTTATCTATTTTATTTCCTACTTGCTTGAAAAAATAAATTGCTTCTTTAGTATATAACTCGAATATAGCACCTTCTTCTACTATCTTATTCATATAAGTAACTTTGCTTTCTTCTTCACTAAGAAACAAACAAAATTGCTCATTAAATTCTATTACATCTTCAGAGTCATAGTAATAAATAGTAGGCTCAAATAGTTTTGTATCATCTACTTTTAATTCTCCTTCGTTATCTTCTATGTAATCTATGTAACGTGGTCTTATTCCTAAAAATCCGTTTGCATCAATTGACTTAATTGTAGGTAAGATAAATTTTATAAAGTTTTCTAACGAACCATATATAGGTAAATCTTTTTCTACATAAGTTTGAAATGATTGATTAGATTGCTTATAAACATTTGCATCTTCACTATATTCAATTGACCAATTACCATCACCAAAAGGTCTTGTAATAGTACTTACATAATCTACAAAAACGGGCAACGTGTGTTGCTTATAATTGTTTTCAATATATTGTGCTTCCTTTTCTGTTTGATTAGGTGAACGGTGTTTAAATAATTTTTTAGGAAACTTACCTTTCTTTGCGTGATTTTCAATTGCTTCGTACATCTCTACACTATCTTTGTATAAATCGTGTACGCCTTCAATCTCTAAATCTTTTCTTGATTGTGCTTTTTTATTAACTGATAAAGCAATATTAAAAGCATTCTGTACAATTTCTTCTTCAGTCATTATGCAAATAGTTTATGAGTAGTTACTAATGTTGCTTCACCTTCGTAGTTGCAACCCTTTTTTCCTTTACCACAAGAATTTTTAATTTGTGGTCTTGACATTTTAGGCTTAGTTTTTTTCTTAGAGTTTATCATAATGAATAGCTATTATATCAAATTGTAAATCTTCAAAACCTTGCTCGGCATAAATGTTTGAATATGTATATCCATTCTTATCTAACCAAGTAAATATATCTAATTTGTTTAATCCTTTGCGCTCTAATGTGTGTTTATTTATTTCTATATATAATGTAGGTTTAAACTTTTTAATCGTATCATAAGCACCAATAAGAACATTTAACTCATCGCCTTCGACATCTATTTTAATGAAGTCTATTTTTCTTAAATTTAAACTATCAATTGTATTAACTAATATACCTTTATCTTTTACTTCTTCGCAAAAGTTCATACCCTTATTATCATTCTCTTCAATTACTTTGCAATAGCCTTGTTTATAAGATAGTGCTTCATTATATAAACGTACATTTCTATACTCACCTAAGTTATATTCAAGACACTCAAAACTATTTATTGAAGGCTCAAAAGCATATAGCATTCCTTTGTTTGTTATCTTATTTAAAAAAGCATAAGAGTAGCAACCAATATTTGCACCTGCATCTAAAACATAATCACCTTCATTTATATATCTTAATAAAATAGGCAATACATTTTGGTCAAAATCTAATCTTTTGTTTTCTACAACCCACTTAGAAATATGAGTATCGTTTTCGAGTATTGCAATTCCATTATAAAAATACATAAACAAATTTAATAAATATAAGTACCTTAAATCTATCCGTTAATAAGTGCTTTAATTTCATCTTCTACTGAGCCAATACCTCCCCAACTCCAATATTGTTTTACTAAAGGTTCTGTATAAATCCATTCATCTGTATTAACAAAACTATACTTATCTTTTTCATTTTTAAAAGCATAAGCACCCATAGCATTGAACTCACTAAATGATTGTGAAGACATTATAGTATTTTCTAAATTAGGTTTTAATTCGTTTATTTTTACTAACGTATCACGATAGTATATTAACCCGTTTCTTCGCATAAATTCAAACTCTACTATTTCATTCATAAAGTTTTCAGTAGGTTGTTTCCAACACAAAGCATCGCCTACTTTACTATATAATGTATATAAGATTTCGGGTTTATCAATATTACTTAAATCAATATAGTTATGAAAGATACAATCGCTATCTATATACATTATCTTTTCACTACTGCAATATTTATGTGCTGAAATTTTAATCCATTGCTGAAACAAATACCCGTTTCCATATTCACGAACCTTTATTAATTCAATTTTAAGTTTTAAATCTTTATCAATTATATTTATAAGTTCTTGGTCGTCTTGTTCGGGAATAACTAATACAATCTTATTATATCCTATTACATTTTTTTCTATTGACTTTAAACAATAATTTAGAAATTTAAAATCTTTGTAGTAACTCTTAATAAATATATCTATCATATTTCTATTCGTTTTGTTGCGTTATAAATATAATTAAAAACAAACGTACTCATCTGTCCTATTCCTTGCGTTGGGTGAAATTGATATAAGTTATTTTCCCACATAAAATACCTTCCCGTTTGCATCCAAGAATCGTGGTTATATTGTGCGTTATGGTTTTTATGAAATGCTATATTCTGTTCTATAAAACAAACATCAATACCATTGTTTACTGCTTTATATGGAATCCAATAATCAAAATGACATTGCCCTAAAGCATACATTGAAGGAGGGTAAATTTGTAAATAGTTTTTATGAATAAAGAAAACATCTATACCTGCTTTATATTGGAAACCATTATAGTCATTATCGTAATTAACTCTATTGCATAATAAAATAGAGTCATTCATTTTATGCTCAATTCTTTTTATAGTTTCTTTATCAGTCTTTAATTCTATATCGGAATTTATTAAGCATATATAATTATCAGATTGGTTTTTGCACCAATCAAATATAGCAGTTAAAGAAACGTAAGGTTTTTGGTATATTAATTCCATTGTCTTATCAGTTACAATAAAATTAACCATTGGATAAATCTTAGAAAGTAATTCAACTTCTTCTTTGCTATTCATAGAATAAACAACCATACCTAAATCAATCCAACTTTGAACTGCTTTTAATTGTATATCGTTATTAATATGCTTAGGAGCAATAGAAGTTATTGCTATCATTTATTTATATGCTTATTAATTAATATTAAATGTGATTTGTATCTATGTTCTTGACCAAAAGATTCCATCATTTTAAACATTAATCTATCATACCAAGTTATATAAGCATCTCTTACTGTTGTTCTACCAAGACCGCCACCATATAAAGTAAATGCAAAGAAAGTTTTTTGTAAGTATTCAAGACCTCTACTATCTAATAAATCACCAAAGAACATTACTTGCAAATCATTCTTAGGATTAATACCAATTTGTGCGAGTGTCCCGACATATAAAAGTTCATCGGGCATAGTACCTCCCCATTTATTTTTAAGGTTCTCTAATCCAAAATTCTTATTGTAATTTTCGTTTATTTTTTTAAATAGTTTTTTAGTATTCTTATTAAAATAAATCCAAGAAGTATTTATAGTATTTATTTCTGCATCTTCTTTTAAATTAAAAAATGACCAAAGTTTTTCATTTGTTGCCCAAGCATTATAAAGTATATCATCATTCTTACCACCCGTACCAAAGTAGTTACTATAAAAATTTCCTTCCATATTAGTAAGCGTATCTAACAAAGGTTGTAAGTCTTGCAATACAATACTATCTGCATCTATATATAATGTGTTATCATACGAAGAATATTTATTAATATTTATTTTTGCTTTTGCAGGACAGAAATTTCCATCTGCATCTTGCATATCTTCTTTATTAATTTCTTTTATCCAATCAAACATTGAATAATTAAAAACGTTAAATGTTTTTTTATGCCCTCCATCAGTAAGCAATGTGATATTAATATCTTTGTTGTAATACTTAATTGATAAGGCTAAATTGAATGCTGAACAATAGTAAGCATCCTTTTTTAATGCGAGTATAATAATTCCTTGTTTCATTTTGCTAAAGTAAATAAAAACAAAATCCCTTGCAAATAAATTGCAAGGGACTTCGATAAACCCAAAAAACTAAACAAGAAAACACATTACAAAAATATACATTAATACAATGTAATTCTGTTTCGTTAATAATTAAGAGAAAATTCCAACGGGAGCGGATTCCAAAGTAGGCATATCTCTTTTTCTCCATTTAAACATTCCGTTGAAAGTCATAAACTCATTATTATTACTTGGAATAGTTAAGCCACCCGTGAAGGTTACAGAAGCATCAATAAAAGTAGTTAATTCACCACCCGTTGCTTCTTGCGTTCCAATGATGTAAAGAATAGCACCACCGAATACACGACCACCAAAAACTTTATTATAGAACTCTACGTTATTTTGACTTACGTTCCCATCAATCAAAGTACCCGTTCTATCATACGTTACAAGTTTAGTAGTTCCACCCGCTACATTGCTATCAATTTCAACGGGACTTGGTGCATCTAAACCTACTTTAAGGTTTTGTAATAGGTGCGCTCGACCTGCAGATATTTCAGCATTAATTTGTGAAGCAGAAGAAGGGTCAGTTAATTGGTTGTTACATTCTAATAAAAGAATAGCACTAACACCACCTAAGATTTCTTCGCCACAATCATTTGGTAAATGACTTCCTAACGGGTCATTACAATCGTAATTTAAACAATTTGACATTTTATTTATATATTAAATTTTTATAAACCAATTTCAGCCATTGGTTTTTAAGGCTACAACACAATAAATTACAACACAACTTATAATTTATTTTTATCCTTTAATACAATTGTTTTCAGTACTTGAACAATTAGTATTTTTAACATCTTGTTCTCTTTTACTTACTAAGAATTTTACTTTACCTATACTATCAAAAACATATTCGGGCGTAAACTCATCATCATCTACAGAATATTTTATTCCGTTTAAATATACATTATCAAAACCAAATAAAGTCCAAAGAAAATCTAAAATATATTCGGGTTGCAAATCAGTTACAAAGTTTTTTTGTTTGCGACCTTTGAAATAATATATACTTTTTTTCCCTTTACTATCTGTATAAGTATTTCTTTCGTTCTCATACTTTGGTTCTATTAACTTTGCATCTAATCTAAGAGTAGGTACAAATACACTTGTAAAACCCATTCCGTTTTCATTGTTACACGCTTGTATTAATATAGTACAATCGTTTGCATAATCGCCTACCTTAAATGTATTGCTCGTTAAATCACAAACATAATCTTCAAAGGTATTTGGAGTTACAGAATTAATTATAACACTTGAGCCACCAACTATACATATGTATAAGTTTAAATCAGTTGTAGGAGTTCCACAAAAAGAGAAAGTACCTATTGATGTAATAGTTCCTACAAGTGTATCGCCAAAGTATACTTCTAAATTTATACCCGTTCCACCCGTTACTGATATATTAACGCAATTAGGAGTATAACTTGGAAAAACATTATCTTGACTTAAACATTCTCCATAACCAAGATAGTTTGCAGTAACAGAATTTACATTTGAAGTCCATTCATATTTTCCTAATTCCCAATCTGTAGTTAAATGTGTTATTGAATCCCAATCTAATCCTTGATTTAAAATAGTAGCAGGGTGATTTTGTCCGTTGGTATTAATACAAGGGTCTAATACACAAAAATAAAAACAACCATTTTGTAAACCTAAATCATTCCAATCTATTGAAACAGTAACAGTATCTTCATAAAATAAAAATTCTGTTGGGTTATCACTATAAGATATTTCAGTAATATAATTTCCATCTAAATCATAAAAAGGAATTATAAAATTTTTATCTACTTCAGAAATAAAAACATTTGTTATACAAGCATTAACCCCATCTACTGAAGGATAAATTATTATTCCCGTAAAACCACTATCTACTATACAAGTTCCCCAAAAAGTAAATACTCCCGTTGTATAAACAGTTCCAATATCGTTACCGCCTAATCTTATTGTTAATCCACCACCCGTAATACTTAATACTTCAATACTAAATTGATAATAACTTCCGTTTGTAAGCAAAGTAGTTGAAGCACTTGTAAGCATTGAATGGTGTATTCCACCTTCTGTATCTCCCGACCAACAAGCAGTAGAATCTAATAAGGTAACATTGTCTTCTATAAACCAATCTTCTGCATTATCAAAATAAGGGTCGGGATTTAATTGTTCAGCATCTTCACACGCTTCAATTTTTAATTGAAATTCTAATACATCATTATTATCTACGATTTGATTATAAACAAAATCATTGTTTAAACAAACATCTTCAGTACCAAGAAATATAGGTTGATTTTCAATATACGTTGCCATAGTACAAATTTAATTAAGTTATAAGGTTGTTTGTTAATCGTTAATAAATTATACGTTATCTAAATTACTTATCATTTCAAAGTTTGTTTCACCATTTGAATATCTCCTTACCATTTTTCTTATCCAAACTTCTTTATTATTTACTCCATCGTGATTAATAATAATTGATTTTGATAAATCTAATTTTAAAGTTTTATAATAATCTTCATTTAATGGAGCAACAAATTCAAATTTAGAAACAAAATAATTTTTTGCATCGCTTACTTCATATATACCACCACCCGTAGTTGTTGCAGTTGTCTTAATATAGCTATGGTCAATATTTGTTTGAACAGTTATTTTTATTCCACTATCAATAGTATAATATAATGGTTGGCTTTCTATTTCAATTGTAGGAATACAAAAATCACCCGCACCAAGAAAGAAAATATTATTCATTACACAATCATAACTACCTCCTGCTTCCCAAAATCCCGTTTGACTTGGAAAATATTGTATATGTTCTTGTATTAAAGTTACTGCAGAATTATATTTTTTTAATCTTAGTTTAATTCTAAAATATCTATTCCAACTTGTACCAATAGGAAAAGAATTACAACCACTTGGGTCTAATCCTGCTGAACGTGAAGGCGAAACTCTTACTGCTAATTCAAAAGCATAGTTACCATCTACTGAACTTGTATATCTTTGTGTAGGTATATTCCAACTTGCTGAAGCATCATAGTTAGGAGCAGTATAATCATTATCAAAATTTAATATAAATTCACCCGAACTTTGTAAAGCAGGTGGAACGATACTACCACAATTTCTCATTTGAATTGAAGTAATATCTGAATTTGAATTTTTACTTGCTCTAAATCCTATATTACCATCTCCAAGATATGAAGCAATATTTCCTGCTAATGAATATCTTTCTGCTATTTTATTATTAGTTAAATTTCCATTATAATAAAAAGGTAGTGTATTTGTAGTAGGATTTGGAAATTGAAATGCTTGACAAGTTGGTAAATATATAACTTCAATAAAAAAAGTATCGTTATCCCAACTTGTATTTGTTGTATTAGTAACTAATATTTCTTCTAAGGTATCTGTATCACTTCTAAAATACCCCGATAAATCTAATGCCTTATCTATATTACATTCACCTTGTATTATATATTCTTCTTTTTTAAATGATAAAAATTGTATCTGCCCAAATGAATGTATTGTAGCATCATAAGAAGGTACATCTTCACCAAATATTACTTTACTATATAATAATTCATTATCAAATGACTGAGATAAATTATCAATATTGTTTATAGTATATATTGGATTAGCATCATAAAAATAATCTTTATTCTCAATAATCATAATTGGTTTTCCCGTTGTATCTTTTGTAATAGTAAAGCCTATTGGATATTTTTTATTTACTTCTACAAATAATTCTTCAAAAGATATATTAGCAGTTTGTTGTAAATTTAAACGTAATGCCTTACCATTACCAACTGTTAAAAATCTTACTAATGTTTCACCCGAAACGGGTAAAGTATAATCTAAATAAGTAGATTGAAAACCTATTTTACCATCAGACATAAACTCAATTAAGAATTTAAACGCATCATAAACAAATATTAAATCTCTTGAAAAAGTAGTTGCTCCCGTAGTAGGTACAAATAAAGTAGTTAAGTATATTGGAGGATTAGTTATATCAATTCCGTTTTTAGACTTACCCGTATTAAGATAAGTTTTTAACTTCTTGTTATTATAAATTCTTGCACCAAAATTATCATCTTCTACACTACATTCCACAATACATTTATCTAAAACAAATTTACAATCTGAAATAAAAACATATCCATTAAAAATAGGCTCATATGTATTTTCACATTTACCTTCTATTCTTATTTGAACTAACTTACAAAATCCATTTAGTGTATATTGATTATATAAATATTCATAACCACCTGCATCAAATTGAAGTTTAACTTCATACTTTGGTAGTAATCCTTTTAATACTTCATCACGTTCTAAAGTTTCTGAAAAGTCTGCCCAATTTAATGGGTCTTCTACTAACGTATTATCTAAATAGAATTTAAACATATTACCACTTTCTTGAGTTATAATTTGACTTTAAAGAATTAATTATAAGTAAAGCATTTTCTTTATCTGCTTGTCTTGAACGTTTCATAGAATCTAATAAGTTACTATCTTTAAAATTAGAACTATTTAATATCATTGAATTTATAAGGTTATCAGAGAAAGCGTTGTCTTTCATTTGATTAAATTTCTTTTGTTGTTCTTTAAGCATAGGAGCAATAAACTTATCTTCTATATACTTACTTCCATTACCTTTATTAATCGCTTCTAATAAACTTTTATTTTCTTTACTATGCTTTCTATTAATAATATATTCACCTCTTTCTGCTTCGATTATAGTACCACCATCTCTATGTAACTTACCACCTACTTCACCTCCTTTTTCAAACTTTGGTGTAGGTTGTGATTCTACTAATGCTATTTGAGCCAATCCTAAAGCGGAGGCTATCGCAATTAATGGAATACCTGCAGGAAGTCCAACTGATGCAAGAGTTTTAGCAATTGATTCTGCAGTACTTATTGTTATGTTTATAATTGCTTGTTGTTTTTCTAATTTATATTGTTCAAGTCTTATTTTCTTTTCTTCTTCTTTTTGTTTCTTTTCTATTTGTGTTTTTCTTTCATTATAAATTTCTTGACTTATTTCTTTTTTTGCTAATTGAGAATCTAATAAAGCAATTTCTTCATTTCCTTTTTGTTGCAAGTCATCTAATTTGTTTTGATTAGATTGCTTCATTGCTGAAAATATTAAATCGCTTATTTGTTTTGTATAATCTAAACTATTTTGTAATAATTGTTTTTCTGCTTCTGCTCTTTTCTTTTGTGCTTGAATTATTTTTTCTTGATTTGCAATAACAGTTTTAGATAATTTAGTATCAACCGCCTCCATATCTTTTGCACCTTCTTTAAATTTTTTTATAAAATCTTCTTCATTTTTTATTTTTAAATCTTGTATAAGTTTCCCTTGCTCAACACTTTTTTTCCACCGTTCTTTTTCTAAATCTTCTAATTGCTTATCTCTTAATTTAGCATACTCTATTATAATATCATTATGACCTTTTTCTTTAGCTTCATTGTCTGCGTATTGGTCTAAAATAATTTGTTTTTTTCTTTCGTAGTCATCTTGTATATTTTGAGTTTGTAAATCTCTAAGCAATTTTTCAAGTCTAATTGTTTCTTCAATTAAATCTTGCATATCTTTTTCTCTTAATGCTTTTATATCTTCATTATTCTTTTTTACTTGCTCTGCAGTCTTTTTATTTAGGTCAGTATAATTTTTAGTTACTTCAGCTAACCTTTCTGCTGATTGCGATTTTCTTAATCCAATTTCTTGTCGGGCAAATTCTTTATCTAACTTTATTTTTTCTAAATTAAATTTTTTATTTGCTAAATTTTCTTCTATTCTTGAAAGACCATTTTTTTGGTTTTTAGTGGCATTAAATTTTTCATCTAAGTTTAATATACTAACTCCAGTTTTTTTTGCTAATTCAATAATAGCTTCAGAATATTCAGTGTTTTTATCTCTTAATTCTTTATTGTTTTTTATAGTTAATTGCAAACCTTTTGCTTGTGCATCTGAAATTAATCCTAATGCTAACCTTATTTTAATTTGTGATTCCGCATATCTATCTGCATATTCAAGCATTGCCTTATTACCTGCTACAATTGATTCAGTAACAACAATAGTTTGTGTATTCATTTCATACATTGCTTTACCTACTTGGAACGCTTCATAACCAATAGCAACTAAAGCACCTGCTAATAAAAATAATGGATTGCCTAATAACGCTTTCCCTACATTTAATAAAGCAGTACCCATATCTTTGATACCACTTATTACATCTGCTACACTAAATGATTTTACAACTGATACAAGCAGTTTACTTTGGTCAGCCGCTCCTTTAAAATCTAAGTTCATCAACTTATCTTTTACACTACCTAAAGCGTTACCCATTTGCTCAAACTTACTTTCAGAAGAAAATATTTTTGCTTGGTCACTTGCATCTTCTAATTGGTCAGCCAATGCACCAACTGCCTTTGCTAATCTTTCAACTTCTTTTGGGTCAGTAGCGTTTGCTAATTGTGCCTTTAAATTTTTTAATTGGGTTTTAAGTGATACAGTTTTTTCTTCTGTCTTAGCAAAAGCATCTGCCGTTTTTTTACCTGCATCTACACCTGCTTTTTCGGTGTTGTGCATTTCCTTTTGAACTGTTTTAAGTTCTGCTTTTAGTCCATCTACTTCAGCTATATACTCAACTATAATTTTTTCAGTTGCCATTATCTTTTTCTATTAATTGATTGTGCTTTAAGTTTGCGTGTTTCCTCGTTAGCAGTTTCAATATCATCTATAAATAGTTTATATCTGATTAGAAATTTTTCAATAGACATTTTTCTTAGTATCTCATACTCACTCATATCCTTATTAGAAATTAACATAAGACTTTCGTTAAAGTCATTGTTCATCTTTTGGATAAACTTTCTTATACTTATTTCATCATTCTTTCTAATGCTTCCCGAAGTACTCGACACTCTTTTAATAGTCTGTGCAAGTTGTCTTTGGTAATATTCTGCAATCCTAATTGACTTAGCAATTCTTGAATAGCCAAAAAAAAAGTATCATCTTTTTTATCTAACTGCTTAAACGCTTCTACCTTTTCCATTTGAATATCGTTGTTGAACTCGGTAGGGTTTTCATCGTGTCTTATTAATTGTATTGCAATTATATTATAAAATAATTCATCGTGTATGACCATATTGCAACGGTCTTTTAATTCGTGTAGAATAAAACCAACCTTAGCAATACTCTTTGCATCCTTCATTCCGTTTATTAATCCCTCTTCTGCATAGTCAATAGCTTTAATATATTCTTCTTTGCTTATACCTTTTGCTAACCAAGTTAAATACTCTTGCATCTTAGCCATTCGGTTAATCGGTAGTTCAACTTCCTTTGGGAATGAATAATAAGCATTGCCTTCATCATCATTTAATGTGAAGGTTAAATTGTGTACTGTTAATTTAGTACCTAATTTTTTATTTATTCTTCTTAACCAATATTTCTCAATCCAATTTAGCATATAACTTATAAATAAATGTTTGTAAGAATGAAGCACTAACGCTATTAATAATAATGAAGGGAATAGCATCCATACTAAATCCATTCAAGGTAATATAAATAACTGCTCCCCAAATACTCGCATAGCAAGTAATACATAATACAAATGGTTTTCCTATATAATATATTATTTTATTTTTTAATATTGTTTTCTTCAACCAATTAATTGCGTGTATCGCATCGTTTGAAAATTTAGATAACATATTTAATCTATCGGTATACATTTCAATATTATCTATTGCTTTTTCAAAAGGCTTTCTAATGAAGTATAATAGGTTATTCTCACTCGTTACAATGTTCCACCCCAAACAGAATAGAACTGTTGTTAGAATCGTTAAAAGCAATTGAATAGAATCCATTATATAGAAAGTGTTTGACTTGTGTACGTTTCGTTATTTACTTTATCTAACATTAAAGTAAAACAATTTGCAGTAGTAGTTCCTATTGTAAAGTTTTCACCTACTAAATTATTATTTGTTTTATTTACAAATATCTCATACAAATGGTTTGATGCTAAAAAGAAACCATCTGTAGGCGTTAAAGTTAATAGACCTGCACCGCTTGAAGTAGCAGTATATTTAATTATCATTCCGTTTGCCATTGAACGGAAATAAATATTGTATAGTGTATTGTTTGAAGTTACTGTTCCAATAACTATTGATGAAGTACACAATGCTATATTATTTAAGCGTGTACAAGGTGAGCAGATAGACATTTTCTTTATAGTTTATTTATACAAATCTATTATTTTTTTGGTGTTGTTCAATCCATTTATAAGCTATGTTATTAACGAAGTATCTGAACGTATCTAAATAATCGGCACGTTGGTTGAGTTCCTTACGATTAGATTTTTTAATCTTACCACCATCATCGCATTCAACATATTTTAAATCGTATATACTATTCTTACATTTAGGATTAATATAAAAGTTTTTAAAATGATATAAGAAATAGTTTACATCCGCTCTACTATTTTCGTGTGTTGGATTACCACTAATTTTTAATTGTCTTTCGCTTATACCTAATCCTTTCATCAGTTGCATATAATATGAAGCGTTATCTCTTTGCGATATATCGCCCCTTTTACCCATAGCATCGCCCGTTAATAAACAGTTAGGTAGTTGGTTGTTGTATCGTTGTCTTATAAGTTCAATCATTTTTGGAATGTTACCACCTACTATTTCTGCTTCATCTATTTGATAACAATTATATCCGTTTGCATCATTAAAGTAATGGTAGAACGTAACTGCAAAAGGGTTTAAGTTAAAGTCAATAGATATTATTAATTGCTTATTAGTATCAAACTCTGCTATTGTATGTGTATGCCTTAGTTCATCAAATTGAGTAGCAAAAGCATTTGATACCTTATAAATATTCCAATCGCCCTCAACAAACTTTCTGTAGTCTTGAGGTGTCATATTTTCTTTTAATGAATCTATATAAGATTGTGGTAAAAAAGTATTATCACTTATAAGGCTTGGAATGTAAGACCACTTAGCAGGTAAATTATTTTCTACCCACCTATTATAAAATAAATCTTTAACCCATCCGTTTGTAGGATTGCAAGTACTAAAGATTAAAGGTTTAATTTGTCCCGCGTGTAACCAACTACCGGAACGCTCTATACACTTATTAAATGTTTCTTCCCTTAGTTCGTTTATCTCCTCTAATCCAAACCCGTTACATTCAAGTCCACGAAATCTATTTAATTCTTTGTCTTGGTCATAAGATTCAGACATAAAAATTATTTGACTATTATTATTAAAAGTAATTGTATTAGTGCTTCTATTAAAGTCTTTAATGTGTTGGTCTAATCCTTGCTTTAATAGTTCGTTAAACGTTACTAAAGTAGTCTTCTGAAGTGTTGGTAGTGATTGCCGAACTATAACCCAACGTGAATTATTATATTTAGATGCTAATGAAATAAAAGTAAGTAATAAGCAGTATGTTTTACCACCTCTAATCGCTCCACCAAATAATATAATATTCTTATCTGAATATACTGCTAACTTATACGCTTGTGTTTGTTTCGGTGTTAGTTTCATTATCTGTACTTAGTTCAATTACAAATGAAGTCATATCTTTACCATTTGTGGTATGGTCATTATGTTGCATAGATAACTTTTTTCTATCTTCATCTTCACACAAAACTTTAAATGCGCTAATTTGTAAAGTAGGGTTATCACTACCTACCCACTTATTAAGCATATAAGAAATTGCTTTACTTTTATTTTTAGCTATTGCTTCTTTTATACTCTCCGATTTTTCCAATTCAAGATTATAGAATTGAGAAGATTTTAAATCAACATAGTGTTGAAATATATGGTCTATCTTCATTACCTTATGTTTTATTATAATATCTGTTATTTTTTTTTCGTGTTGTTCTTTTGACTTACCCATTATAGTAAATTTTTAAATGCTTTTAGAGGATAAAATATTAATGAATTTCTATACCCATCATCGTGGGTTTTAATTATTGGAGTTACTCCGTGTAAATTTCTCCAAGCAGGATAAACAAGCATTGAATTATCACATTGTTCTATTGTAGCGTTATAATCGGGTACATTTAAACAACCCCCTTTTGCGTTTCTTCTTTTTGTTATAATAACATTAACTGTATTTTGAAAATTACCCGTATCTCTATGGTATGGTGCATTTATATTAAAATTAGAAATAGAACTTGTAAATAAGTTTCCAAATTTCCATTTTTCATTTACATCTTTAAATATATTTTTTTGAATTTCGTATTGTTCGGGTAAAATTTCTTTTATTATATTTTCACTTTCTACCGCCATCATTACCATAGATTTTATAAACGTTTGTGCTGATTTTACTGAATGAACTCTGCTTATACTTCCATATGGTCTGCGCATATGTGGTCTTGGTGCTGACGAGCCTAATATTGTAGAATATTGACTTAATTTTTGACCCCTACCTTGTTCTCCACTTGTTCTATTCATAGAACTTTTTGGCACTCTTTCAGATAGAAATTCATTGTTTGCTATATTAGAAAGATTTGTTAATTTTTCTGACATATTTCTTATATAAAATCCAATTGCTTTTCCACCTTCATAAAAAATACAATCTTCATTTATATTTGGTTCTATAAAATCACATTTTATTCCTGCTGATAAATTATGATTAACTTTAATTAATTCAATTTTTTTCATCTTTTATTATATTATAAAAGTCTTTTTTAACTTCAATTATATTTTTATTGTTATCTAATATATATAATTTTCTAAAGCCTTTTGTTTGTTTAATTAATGATAAATGGGATTTTAATTTATTATTATAAGTATCAACATTAATATTTTTTCCTCTTAATGCTATTCTTTTAGCATTATTTTCAAAAGAAGTTACAAGATATATTAAAATAATTTTAAAGTATATACTTAGTTCTTTTATATCTTTTATTTGACTATAATAATTACCCGTTATTATAATATTTTTATCATTGTTTTCTTTAACATAATTTATAATATAATCTTTTTTATAATTTGATAAACTGTCTGCACCACAAATATTAGTTCCAAGTATAAATATGTTATCTCTTATCTCAATTAATAATTTTTCTTTTGAAATTATAGGTTCATTAATTATAGTTGATTTTCCAACTCCATAATTACCTACTAAAAAGAATACTGTTTTCATTATATTAAATCATTAATTAATTTTTTTGCAAGATAAGGATATATTACCATTCCATCTTTCCAACCACCCGTTATTACATAATTATTTTGATTTATTTTTTTATAATATCCAAATTTTTTGGTATCATTATTTATAAAAGGTCTTGCTCCAAATTGCAATTTATATTTTCCAATCAATCCAATTTTTGAAATTCTTTTTAATGATTCGTTTATATATTCGTTTTGTTTATTTAAATAATTTTGATGAATTATTGTAGTGCTATCCCCATACCATATTTCACCCGTGTGCCATTTCATAATCTTTTCGTGTACAAATGGTCTATAATGCCTCATTACTTCCTTTAATGAAGTATTGTTATCATTAGGCTCAAATAAAAATCCGTGTCCCGTTAGTGAATTTATATCTTTAATATTTATAAGGTTTTTTGAATAATATCCTGCGCAAATAATATTAATTCCTTTATAAAAATCTTCATTACAAAATAGCCCTTCGTTATTTATTTTGGTAACTTTGTTTATAATATCTACTTTTTTTAATACGTTTGGAATTGGTATATGTAATACATTTTGAATAGTTTTATTTGTATCAAATTGCTTATTTATTATATTATAATTATTTGATAAAAAATCTATACTATCTTTTAAATATGGATGACCCTTTAGCCAAGTCATTGAAAACAGATTTTCACTTATTTTACTTGATGCAAATTTTTCATTAGAATCAAATATTTGATATTTAATTTTATTTAATTCTAATTGTTTTGCTACAAAAGAACCTGCTAAACCTCCACCAATAATATTTATCACGGTATTAAATTATGGTACTTTGTTAATCTTATATCATTTTTAATTTTTCTCAATTTAATCAAATCATCTTGAGGTTTATATTTTTTATGTTTATAAGAATGATATTTACAAAGTAGTGTTTCAAGTTCAAGAATATTATTTGCATCAAAATAAGAGGATTTGTTACAATACTGAACTAAATTTTTTGCATTTTTTAAATGATTTTTAAACAATACTTTGTCTTTATATAATGATATATTTTCAGTAGTATTATTTATCATTAATAATCCCTTTAATGGATATTCATAAGCTAATAAAAAAGTCATTTCATTAAATTTCATTTTTATTCCAAATACTTTTTCAAGAATATCGGCTGATTTCCAACAAGCCCAATCACCCATACCCTTAATTTTTTTAAAATTTTCTCTAAAAATTAAGTAATCAACTCCGTTAAATTTTTTTAATATATTTAAATTTAAACGTGTTAAATTTTTTTCCCAATCTAAGAAATATGATTTGCTTTTTTGTCTTTCATTACCAAATTTTATTTCGTTTGCAGATATAATACCTTCTGTGTATAATAGTTCTGAATGTAAATTATAAATAAGTAATTTTTTTTTAAATAATTCAAATGTTTTTTCTTCACCATATACTTTTTTATAATTAATTAAAAAAATATAATCGGGGTCTATATCTCCACTTTTAATAAGTTCATTTGAAAATTCTACAAAATTCATATTTTTTGTTTTTCTTCTTTTAGTTTTTCAATTAAAAAACCGCCAATATATAATGTTTTTTCTCTCCAAAATTTTACAAGTTCTTGAGCCTCTTCATAATGCTCAGCCTCAAATTCTATTTGTATTGCTTTTTTAACACCTCCTGCCATTTCTGTTAATTTACTATCAATATCATCACCATCAATATTTGATTCATTTAATATTGAATAATCTACATCAGTAGGTTGTTCCCAAACATCCATACCCCAATCTTGTAATTGTGTATTATCCCACTCATTTGCGAGTATATCCCAATCCCAAGTTCCAAATCCTACATTATCTTTTATAATAAATTCGCTTTGTTCTTGTATTGTTAAATCAGTTGCTTTAATAATATGTATTTCTTTTAATCCTGCTTCTATACAAGCCTTTAAACGCATATTACCTCCTAATACAACCATTTCATCGTTTACAACGATTGGTCTTATTTCAAGCATCTTAGGAAATTCTTGAATTGACTTTACAAGTTTTTTAAATTTCTCATCCTTAATAATTCTTGGGTTATTTGGATTACTTTTTATTTCAGATGTTTTTACTTTTATTGTTTTCATATGTCTTTACAAAGAATTATTTTTTGTTTAAATATTTTATCGTATTTACTTAGTCTTTCATATCTATCTAATAAGTTATGAATAGAGCAATGCCTTTGTTTTGTTTTTGAATTATGATAAAGCACATCATAAATTAAATGGAGTTTAAGATTTGTTTTATTGTAAATCTTATATGCAATAATAGTTTTAGCATCAACTACATCGCTTTTTCTCGTTCGTGAAACTATAACACTTTCGGGAATGTTTAATGCAGTTGATACTTTTTCTACTATGCTCCAATTATTAAAAGACATCTTAGCAACCTTCGACAGTTACGGGTGAAATTTCTTTTTTCATCTTTGCTTTAATTTGGTAAATGTAAACGATATGTGCATTCGTTACTGAAGCAATTTCTTTTGCTTTCTTACCTGCATTTAATAATGCTTCGATTTGTGTTTTCTTGTTGTTCTTTTCCATTGTGTTTTATATTATTAATTTTTTTTCAAAGGTAAATTATAATTTCATATAAGCAAATTATTTTATTATATTTTTTTCTATTCCGTTTTCTTCTGAAAATCTTATAAGCGAATCCATAAATATTTTATTTCTATTGAGTAACTTAATAGTAAATTCCTCTTTAAACTTTATAAGATTTTTGTTGTTTATTTCTATCTCTTTATTGTGAATGTAAGCACTTGTAAATATTAAAAGTATAATTACTATTACCCAACCTTTAAAATCGTTTAAACGTTGTCTTTTAAGGTATTTCTCTATACCTAAATCAATTAGTTCCTTGCTCATAGTTGTTTTGTTTTTTAAAAGTTTAAATTTGCATATTCTCCATAATATTTTATCGATAAGGAATCCCTAAATTTAGCAGCATCAATTTCATCTTTAAAATTTTTTCTAATATTCACACCATTTCCTTGAAAGTGAACTTTAAAATATTTGTATTTTTTACCCCTAGAAATCACATTAGATATATGCACACCAATATACTTTGAGGTTGAATTTTTACTGCTTTTTCTATTGTGGCAATTTTGTTTTTGTGTACATAGTCTTAAATTTAATCTTTGATTGTTTAAACCATTACCATCTTTATGGTCAATGTTTTCTTTTGGGTTGTCCATTAAATATCTATGCATATAAAATCGCTTGTTTTTTATGCTTGATGTTGCATAATATTTACCAGCAATATGTTGAATTTGCCAATTATGTTTATTTACTTTTTCATAATCTTCCGCATCAAATAAAATAGTAAATGTTCCGTGTTTTTTAGACGTTATAATTATTTCCATAATAAAAATACCTATCAAACACAAAGACTTACCCACTTGTTACGGATGTAACATTTGGCAATGTGAATGATAGGATTTTTTAATGTTTTCATAAGTGAGTAAGTACACAAATATACGAATAATAATTAAATAAGTTTCAATTCTTTTATCTTTTTTTTATATTCAATTATTTTTTCTTTTATCTCAGGTATTGTTATTTCCAACATCATATGCCGTGTGTTTTCTAAATACTCTACTTCGTTTAATCCTATCCTTTTAATCAATTCTATGCGATATGGTATACTATTACCTCTTAAATGAGTATTGCACTTAGAACATTGTTTGTGTACGTTAAACTCGTTAAAACGAAGGTATTGATATGTGGATGCGATGTAATGACCTGCGTGGAATTCCTCACATTTATAAACACCACAAGAAACGCAAGGTAATTTTTTATCTCTCATTCTTATATAAGTATTAAATACTGCTTGAAATAATTTTATATAATCCTTGTGGCTCTTTAACGCTTCACGCATTGTGCTTAATTCTTTTTTTTGCTTTTTGCTTTTTAAATTTTCTTGGTGTTTATAAGCACAATCTACCGAACACCATACAATAAAAGGTTTATAAGGGTCTACTTCAAATTTATTCTTACATACTTTACAAGATTTGCTTCTTATCTTAGAAGGTTTTTTTTCAAAGTTTCTTTTCATTTGCTTAAATAGTTATAAGTAATAATAGTTCCACCGATTAAAGAAATAAAACCCGTTGCGCTTCGCCAAAAGTAACGCCACTTATTTGCATCATTTAATTTATCTTCAAGTTCTTTTTTATATTGTAAAGATTGTTTTCTAAATTCCTGCTCTTGTACTTTTGTATCTTTATAATATTTATTTAATTCTTGGACTGCTAATAAATCTCTTTGGAGTATTTTATTCTTTACTTCGCAACTATCGTTTAATTCCAAGCACAAAGGATAATTTAAATAGGCATCAATTAATGTTCTGCTTTCTTCAATGCTGAATTTTACTGAATCCTTTTGTCCGCAAACTATCAATGTACTGCTGAAAATTAGAGTCAGCAATAGTAAAAGTCTTAGATGAATTTTTTTTAATTTCATTTTTGATTTGGTTAATTGATTTGTTTATAATGTTCATTCGTATAGAATCACTTTGTATTAAAGTATTTACTTCTTTATCCTTATAAGTTATTATGCTATCCTTGTACGTTAATACTGCATTTAAGCTATCTAAATTAGTATTGTGTTGTATTGGTATTTCAGACTTACCAATGTAATAAGAACTGCCACAAAGAACAATTAACAATAAAAGTAAAAATAGTATTTCTAATAATTTATTCTTCATAATAAAACTCCTTTCTCAATATTTTTATACATCGTTCCATTTCTTTTATTTCAAATAATATTTTTTGAGAATCTAACTCACCTCTTTTAACGTTTATTTTTTCATATACTTTTATCATATCTTGCATATAATTTTCTAATACTTTAATTGACCTATTTGTATATAAGTTTAAAGGATTAGGGTTGTGTATTGCTTCTTTTAGTTTCATATTAGTCTTGTTTGTTTAGTGTTCACGAATGCGTGAACATTAGGTTTTAGTGTTGTTTATTAATTAGGTTACAATGATACTTATAGTATTATATTTAGCCATAATGTGTTATAAAAGCAACATTAATGTGCGTTTTTGTCCCTTATGATGGACATTACCAACATATTAGTCTTGTTTATAGCTTTTCTATTTCTTGTTTAACTTCTTTCCAATAATAAGTATCAATTCTATATAATGCTTGTTCTTGTGAATGATGATTTATTATTTCATCAACCGCTATTAAACAACAATTTTTTGCTTTTCTACCATTATATTCAAATCCGTTTGTTTTGTAAATTCTAATTTCTTTTTCATATTTAAAATACAAATCAAGTGCTTTTTCTTTTGGTGTCATATTAGTCTTGTTTGTTTAGTATTCCTTTTAATTGATTAAATATATTTTCAGAATCCTCACCCCAATACATATCACATTTATTATCCTTAATAGGAGATTCCATAAAGTAAGATTGCCACATTGATTCTTTAGATGTGTATCTTTTGCACTGGTCTTTGATTGGGCAGTTTATTCCTTTGCATTTCGTAAGGTCTGACATATTAATTTTTTTTATAATGCAAAATTAAGTTATAATTAATGGTTATAACCTTTTTTTGTAAAACAAATGTAAGGATATAACCTTTATTTCGGACTAAATTTTATCTTTTTTATCGGGTACAATTTCCTCCCAAAATCCTAAATCTATTTTTTTAATTTCAGATAAACATTCGTTTATTAGTTTTCTTACTTCGGCTTTCTCGCATAACTTACTATCCTTTCCTAAGGTAGCATTTAATCCTGCAATCTTTGAAAGTTGAGAATCAATTAAGATTCTTTTTTCTAAACTTATATTATCTATTCCCATTGTTATTTTGTTTTAAATTGGTTTATTTGCTCCAGTGATACGAAGATTTGTCTTTCGAATCCTTGCTCTTTAAAGAATAAAAATTTACCGTTTTCAAGTATAAATTGTGTTGGTATGTTCCAAGCATTTAACTCATCTTTTAATAAAATTTTATCAAAGGTTTTTGCATCCGATAATAATGTGTGGTTAAATCCGTAACTATTATTCTTTCGTAGCAAATGTAAGTCTTTTTTTCTTATAATTTTAATCGATTTGGATTTAATATTAACATATCCTAATAATCGGCTTCTCAATTCCGTATTTAATTTTAATAGTACTTTTATCCTATCTCCGTTATTTGATGCGATAATTTTGTTTCCTACACTATCGCAAATTTGCTTTGTTACTTCTTGTTTTTTCATAGTATGTTATTTTTTAAGTTTTCGTTTTCTTTTTCAAGTTCATAAATTCTTTGAAGCAATCTTTGTTTTTCTCCCGACCATTTACCTTGTTGCCCATCTAAAAGTAAACATAACTGGTATAGTTTATAAAATGATTCCTTTAAATAAATTAGTTTACTTATAAAATTAAATTGCTCGGTAACATCTGCGTTCGGATTTTTTAACTTATAAGAATATAGTTTATCACTTAACTTATCAATCAACACGCAATAATCGGAATAAATATAATAAAATTGTTGTTCGTTTAACATATTAAAAAGGATGTTCGTTAAAATCGGTTGATGGTTGTAATTTATAATCTTCTATTTTTTCACAAGAGTATAGTAATTGGTTTTCTTTATAAGAGTAATATCTATTCTTTTTCCAATCCCAAAAAATTGATGCCTTACCTACCTTACCAATTCCTTTTGGTTTTGATTTTTGTATAATAATTTCCGTTTCATTTTCTAAATAAGGTATTCCATCGTTGTTTTTTAAGCATACCGGAGGACGATAAACTAAAATCATAGTAAACGCTCTCCTCCACCAAGTTCTACCACCTGCCCATTCATTCGCTAATGCTGCTGGTAAATATCTTGTTCCATCTTGCAAAGTAACTGCTCTAACATCCGCAATGTGATTAACCAAAATATCAATTCGGTTATTTATTTTAGATGAAATTCTAACTTGCTTTAAAACATCCGCTAAAAATTTATCTTCTCTACCTCCGAACTTTTCTAACTCCTCTTTAATATCGTTAAACGGGTCGAACATTGTAGTATCAAATTTTATATTATATTCTTTTTCTGCTTCCGCAACTGTATCGTAAAATTCTTTAATGCTAAAATCTAAATCGTGATTTGCTATAATAAAATGCTCAGATATAAAATATTCTGCTTGTAATTTTTCTTTTTCCTCCGCATACTTATACGGTTTTTTAAGATACTTATGTAATAGTTCCGCATAAATATGTTCTACATTCCCACCTTCACCGCAATAAATAAAATGTTTCCAGCCGTAAAGTATCGATGTATTTATCTGAATTTCAAAAGCAAATTCCGTTTTTCCCGAAAATGGCGCACCTCCGATAAAGATAGGATATCCTTTTTTAAGCATAAATATCGAATCTAACGAACTTAAACCACTCGACTTAATATCTTTATGCCCTTGTTCGCTAAACGTCTTTAAATCGTTTATTTTGTAGCTTAAATTAAAATACTTATTGTTTTTCATATTATCCCGTTTGAAAAATGATTGTGTTGTTTGTTTTGATTAAAGTTAATTTTACCTTGTTTCTCATCTCTATTTGCCCACATTCGTGCAGTTGCTATCCAATCCACTTTTTTATTCCCTTCGTTGCTCCAAGTATTCAAAGCATCGTAATAAAATAATAATTTTTCTTTATTCCAATCTGTAAAGCAATTTTTAAAATAAGTTTTATCAAATGCTTGGGAGTCTTTGAAAAAGGTTTTTCTCTTATTAATATCTTTAACTTTATCTTTATCTATACCTTTATCTTTATCGGCATTTTTGGTATCTTTTGGTATGCCACTTGATGCGGTCGCATCCCACCGCTTACGAGCGTTTACCGAATTTCTTTCTCTAATTCCCTCATACTTAACCAAATCCCTCTTTAATTGTAGCTTAATAGGATTAAATGCCATATCGATTAACCTATCATTTAACTCAGGGTTTTCATCATTAACATACGAAAAAATATGTTTAATTAGTATTCCTGCTTCATCATTTGTAAGCAAATCAAATATTAATTTTTGGTCTGCATATAAAATAAATCCTTTTTTATTTTCTGCCATTGTTAATTATTTAAAATACAAAACCCATTCGAGGTTTCGCCGTGCATAGCTACTCCCCCAAATGGGTTTATAAATTTCTTTTTATTATATCGATGCACCGATATTAATAATTATACGACAAAAGTAATAAAAGGTTTCGTATAATGCAAGTAATTTTTAATTTATTTTTAAAAAGGAAGGTCTGAGAAACCCTCTTTCACTTTTGGAGCGGTTTCAACTTCGCCAGTAACATCTAATTTCCAACATTCAATCGTGTTAAAATACTTTACTTCGCCTTCAGGATTTTTCCACTCTCTACCTCTTAAATTGATGTGTGCGGTTACTTCGCTCCCGATTGATAGATTATCAAGCATTACACATTTATCGTTCGTACATTGTAATGTAATATGCTGAGGATACGTTGGATTGTCATTCGTAGTTAATACAAAATCTCGTTTACCAAATTTATCCGACATCTTTTGTGTTTTACCAATTGCTTTAATAGTTCCTTTTAGTTCCATTGTTTTTTAGTTTAGTTATTTTTTATAATAAAATTTATCGTTTACTCGTATTACGGATGCTAAGTTAAGAATATTATTACACTCTTGCAACTTTCTATAAACAAAACCATTCATCTGCTCGTAAAAAAATTGTTCCTCACTTATAACATTTGCAGTATTTAATAATTCAATCATTTGGATTTTTTTGGGTTGTGATTCCATAACTTTCTGCAATATTTTTTCTTGTATTTCCTCATCTTTTGTGAACTCAAAAATCTTAAATCTTAGTTCTAACGGAAATGGATACTCAATTACTTCGGTTTCTTGTCCCCATTCCTCAGGTTTCGTTAGATAAAAAACTAATCTTCCGATGTCAGATTTACAAGCCATCATTTGCATTTGTACCTGAGCATAATATTTCGATGGTGGTTTATTAATCTGCTCTATAAACGTATCGATGTAATAGGGACATTTAATATCCATTGGCGAAGATTCGTTTAAAATATCGGGAGATGCTCCACAATGCTCGTTTATTAAAATAAACTCATCGTGCCATTCGGCATTTGGGAATAATGGTTTAACAACTTGCTCAAATCCGTTTAACTGGTTTTGGATTCCGTGAGTCATTGCCGGTGTTGAAAACTCTTCCCGTAATCCTATCGATTGCATTGCTAAATCTAAAATGTAGCTTTGGGCAGTCTTCCCCGTACCTCCTGCTAATAACTCGGAGATACGGGATGCTGAGAATCTTGTTTGTATCATATCTTTAAAATTTAACTTTTATTAATCCCCAAAATAAATTTAATTCCGTTTTAACATTTGGTATAACTTTTTCATTAACCTTTGGAATAATATTTACTTTTGTTTCTTTAAGTAATTCAAGTTGTTTTTTTGGTCGATGTGAACTAATAAACGCTTTGTTTTTATTATTATAATGTTTTTTGTGCAAAGCTAATTTATATATTTTTCTTGCATCTATTGGCTCTATTTTTTTATGGTATGGTTTATAAAATCCTCTTTCTATTTTTTCAAAATATCCTTGAAATACTGCACAATAAAATACGGATGTAGCAATATGGTGTTTTTTACAAATCAATAATGCATCTTCGGAATTTAGTTTATTTGATTTTTGCAATAATGAATTATATTCGTTCATTGCGTTCATTACATTTGTAATGGTTTGTGGTTCTATTGTTCTCATTATTTTGCTAAGTTTAATTGGTTAGTTAATTTAGTTAATTGTTCTCCAGTCATCTTCTTTCCTTTTTGACCATTAAATGCAGATAGTGTTGCAAGTATACCTTTTTTATCGGATTTCATAGCAGTATTAAATTGCTCTTCCGTTAACCATATAATTTCACTTGGCATTAATGGAGCGGATGTTTTAATAACTGGTGTTTGTTTACTCGCACTATTTCCATCGTCATCCTCTGCACCTACATTTACAAAACTTTGTAACCCATATCTTCGTGCGTATGTTATTCCACTACCTTGAGATTGAGCATCGTTTTGTTTGCTATAAACGATTTCCGTTAACGATTCGATACTTTCTCCGCTTTCGTGCAAAAGAATCGTTTTAATAAAGTTTTTCCCATCAATAAATGCCGTTGGTTGTAATACTACAATCCCGTGTTTATTTAACGATGGCATACACGCTTCACGGATGGCATTTAAATCTGCGTATGAGGATTTAAAGAAAGGATTTTTACTATCCTTTAATGCGTTCCCCATCTCTTTTTGTGCTTCTAATAATGCTTTACTAATTTCTTTCATAGTTTTTTAGTTTTTGATTTTATTAATTATTGATTCATAGTTATTTTTAAAGTTGTTTTTTTCCCAAATAATACCTGATTTATCGTTTATCTTCTCTTCAAACAAATTAAGGTTTTGAAAGAAATATTTTAAATCTTCGCCAGTTAAATCTTTGTAGTTTATAATTGGCTCACCTTCTTTATCGTATTTAATATACATTATTTCAAACCTTTTTTGCGTCTCACTTTGAACGCCACGAAAGTAAATATAATACTGCATAATAGCAAAGGATTCGTTATATTTTATAAGTTTTTTTATCATAGTTTTATTTATTGCCAAAATGTAACTTCAAATTTATCGTCTTCAATACACAAGTATAAACGTGCATCTCTATCACTTCGTATACTGCAGAGGATTCCAAGTTCTGCACCTAAATTTAATAGTTCTTGTTTAGAACAATCATTA